CCGCGAGACGGTACCGGCTCGGCGTCCAACGAGCTCACCGACGCCCGCGACACCGTGATTTCCGGGCTCACCCTGTACGCCCCATACGGCACCGACATCCGTGCCACGGACAAGGTGCGGGTGGGAGGCGTCCTGTATGAGGTTGTGGGGCTGCCGGGGAGCTTCCGGTCACCGTTCACGGGTTCGACGGGACCGGTCGTGGCGGCCCTGGAGCTGGTGACGGGCTAGCTGCGGGCTTGCTCGACGGCGGCGACGAGCTTCTCGGCGGCGGCGTTGCTCTTGCGGGGGATGGACAGGCTGTGGGGGTCGTCGTGGGGCGGCCTGCCGCCGTGCATGAGCCCGATCTTCTCGCCTGCCGCGGTGCTGCCGGGCAGGACGAACTGTACATAGCCGTGGAAGAGCCGAGTGCCTGGCTTGAAGCGAGTGCCGGTGACGTCGGCGGCTCTGATCTGGTAGTCGGTGCCGCGCTGCCCGACGAGCCCCTTCGTGATGGTGATCCATTCCCCGTCGAAGCTGATCGTGCCGAGCACGCCCTTCACGTCCATGTCCGTCCCCAGATGTGCGAGTTGAAGGAGGAGGATATGGCAGCACGGTTCAAGATGAAGCGCAAAGGCGTAGGCGAGATGCTCCGCATGCCTGGTATGCAGGCCGAGATGCTGCGTCGCGCCGAGGCCATCAAGGGAATCGCCGTAGCCACCTCCCCGGTGGACGACAGCAGTCCGCAGGCCGGGCACTACAAGGCGTCCTGGTCCACGGACAGTACGAATCGCGGCGGCCGCCGCCGTGACCGTGCCGTCGCCTACGTCCGCAACTCCGCGTACTACGCCCGCTGGGTGGAGTACGGAACCGAGCGGGTCCCAGCGCACCATGTGCTGCTGCGGGCGGCCCAGCAGGGTGGGACGAACTGATGTGGCCAGACGTTGAGATCGAACTTGTCGCCTGGCTGACAGCAGCTTTGGACGTGCGGCACTGCACGGATCTTCCTGCCGATCTGACAGACGAACTGCCGCTCAACCAGATCCAGCGGGTGGGTGGCGACGACGACAGCTTCCGCCTCGACCGCGCGCTGGTCAGCCTCGACAGCTACGGGGCAACCCGTGAGGCCGCCTCAACGCTGGCCCGGCAGACCCGGCATCAACTGGTGACCGTACTGCCGGGGGTGAAGACCACGGCTGCGGTCTTCGGGCGGGTGTCGACGGTGTCGGCGCCGGCTTGGCGGCCGTATGAGAATCCGGCCCTGCGCCGGATGGGCGCCACCTACGAGATCTACTTCCATCCGGTCTCCTGACCGGCTTTCGGGCCCGCGCCGGACCCCTGTTTCCCCCGACCCCGCCTCCGTGCGGGGTTTTCTCATGCCAGGAGACCCTTCATGGTCAACATTACCCGCGCGGCGGATCTGACGATCATCGGTACGACCGGTGGCGGCTGGGTGGCGGACGTCGGTACGTCTGCGCCGACGTCGCCGCTGGTTCAGCCGGCTTCTCCGTGGGAGCCGCTGGGCTGCATCTCGGATGACGGCCTCACCTACGGGTTCGACGAGGACAGCCAGGAGTTCACTCCGTGGGGCCTCACCAGCCCGATCCGNACGACGATCACCAAGAGCATCCGGACNTTCGGNCTGACNCTGTGGGAGACNGCCCGCGTCCCNGTCCAGTCGATCATGTACCGGATTCCTTCGGGCGANCTCGCCCCGGACGGCACCAGCGGNCTCACCTCGTTCGCGGAGACNGCGNNNCCGACGCCGGACCGGCGTGCCTGGTGGTTCGCCGTGTTCGACGGTGACACTGCCCGCGGCTTCTACGTGCCGCAGGGAGAGATCTCCGACCGCTCCGACGTCACGTTCAAGCAGGACGAGATGTCCGGCTACGAGATCACCGTGACCGCGTACCCGGACGACGCCGGGAACACCGTGTATCACACGGACAAGCTGCCGGTGACGCCCGCCTACACGGGCTCCTGAGACGGGTGGACGGGCCGCCACCCTGGCGCGGGCCCGGCCCGTCCACCTGTAACCGTGCCCGCGCCGTCTGATTGAAGGAGGCCCGCGCCGTGGCCAACACGCGTACCACCACCAGCAGGAAGCCGCGCACCGCGGCCCGAGCCGCATCCCGTCCCCCGACCGGCCGCCAGGACACGGAGGCNGACGAGCCGGAAACGTCCGCAGCGGAAGCGCAGGAGGCCGAGGCAGAGGGCCAGTACGTGACCGCGCTGCTGTGCAGCGAGGAACTGCAGATCATCCCGCCCGGCCAGTGGCGGCAGTCGTGGCAGCGGCTGCTGAACCAGGGGCAGGTGGATGCGTTCGCCGAGAAGGTCGTCCACCCGGACGATCTGGAAGCGTTCTTCGAAATCGACCCCACGAACAACGAGCTCGGCGAATTCATCGCGGACGCCGCCCAGCAGGCCGGTGAGAGCCTGGGGAAATCGCCTGGACCCAGCACGTCGCCGAGGCGCACGCGGAGGCGGTAGAAGCCGACCTCGCCCGCTACTACCCCGGCACCGACCTGCTGGACGTGTACCGCGGAACGATGTCGTGGCGAAGGCTGCGGGTGCTGATCCAGCACCTGCCGCCGGAGTCCGCGACGATGACCGCGCTCCGCAACAACATGTCGGATGAGGAACTGGCGAAGCAGGCCGAATCGGGTGAACCGGAGAAGGCTCAGTGGTCGCAACTCGAGCAGCTCATGGCCGCGAACCTCGATGCGATCCGCCGCGTCGAGTACGTGCTGATCTGCGCGAACACGGAGAAGAAGTCGAAACGCCCGGACGCGCCGAAGCCGACCCGCCGCCCTGGTGCGAAACCGCTCCGGCCTAAGCCGCAGCTCAGTGAGGCGACCGCCAACTTCCTGTTCGAACTCACAAGGTAGGCGCCGCGTAGGGCGCCGGGAGGAGGCTCCCGGTGCCCGCAATCTCCGTCGGCAGCGTCGAAGTCGATGTCCTTCCATCGGCTCGCGGAATTGAGGGCCGTCTCAGGGCGGCTCTTGTTCCTCCGGCGTCGCAGATTGGCGACGAGATCGGCCGGATCATCGGGCAACGGCTCGCCGCGCATATCGCGCCCGCGGTGCGGGACGGCATCAACAACGGCGGGCGGGCGGCCAGGCCGGCCGCGGCCCGGCAGGGTGATGAGACCGCGGGCGCGTTCTCCCGGTCGTTGAAGGCCCGACTGGAGGCGGCGTTCCGGTCGCTGCCGAGGGCCGACGTGACGCTGTCGACGACGGGCTTCGACGCGGACATGGCCCGTCTGCGGGCCCGCCTGGAGACACTGTCGGGGAAGCGGATCGGCATCGACGTCGACGCCGGGGTCGCCCTCGCAGAGATCGCGGACATTGAGGAGCGGCTGAAGCGCTTGGGTGCGCAGCACCCGAATGTTCAGGTTCGTGCGGACACGGCGGCGGCGCTGGCACAGTTGGCGGCGCTGCGTGCCGAGGTCGACGCAGTGGACAACAAGAAGGTCGACGTGGACACGTCGGCGGCCTCGGCGAGTTTCAACAAGCTCGTGTTCGCCGCGATCGCGCTCGGCCCGGCGGTCCTCCCGGTGCTTCCGGTCATTGCTGCCGGGCTGGGTGCGATCGCCGCGGCAGCAACGGCCGCGGGGGCGGGCCTTGGCAGCTTGGCCCTGGTGGCCCTGCCTGCGTTCAAGCAGATCGGGACGGTGCTGCAGGCGCAGAAGGCGGCGCAGCAGGCCGCGACGACGGCGACACTGAAGGGGGGGCAGGCTGCGGCGCAGGCGTCCTCGAGGGCGCTGCAGATGGCGTCGGCTCAGCAGGCTTTGGCGACGGCGGAGCGTAATGGGGCGCGGCAGATCGCGCAGGCGCAGCAGCAGGTGCAGCAGGCGAAGCAGGCTGCGGCGGATGCGATCGCCCAGGCCGCGGTCCGTAACCAGCAGGCTGCCCGGCAGGTGCAGGACGCGGAGCGGTCTCTCGCGGACGCACAGGTGGCCGCGAAGAAGGCACAGGAGGACCTGACCACCGCAAGGCGGCAGGCCGCGCAGGAACTCGAGGACCTCAACAACCGGCTCACCGACGCCCAGTTGTCGCAGCGGGACGCGGAAATCGCACTGACGGAGGCGACCGCCCAGCGCGACGCCGTCCTCAAGAACGCGAACGCCACCGAGCTGGACAAGCAGAAGGCGCTCCTTGCCTACGACCAGGCGGTGCAGCGGCTCAAGGAGCAGACCACCGAGACGTCCCGCCTGAAGACCGAGACGGACACGGCGAACAAGGCCGGGGTCAAGGGCTCACAGACGTACAAGACTGCCCAGGACAATCTGGCCCAGGCGCAGCAGAATGTCGCGGACAAGCAGCAGGCCGTCAAGGATGCGCAGGCTGAGGCGGCGCGCACGCAGGTGGAGACTGCCCGGCAGGTCGCCGAGGCGCAGCAGCGGGTGTCGGAGGCGACCGCGAATGTCGCCGTGGCGCAGCAGAATGCCGCGGATGCGGTGGCGTCGGCGCAGCGGCAGATCGCGTCGGCGTCGCAGTCGGCGGCCGGCGGCGTGGACCAGGCTGCGATCGCCCAGTCGAAGTATCAGGCTGAGTTGGCGAAGCTGACCCCGTCGGCGAGGGATACGTTCAATGCGTTCCTGGATCTGCGGTCGGCGTTCGGGGCGTGGTCGAAGGCGCTGCAGCCTGCGGTGATGCCGATCTTCACGCGGGCGCTGGTGTCGCTGAAGAACACGCTTCCGACGCTGACCCCGTTCGTGACCGAGGCCGCGGATGCGATCAAGGGCTTGCAGGACCGGGCGTCGGCGCAGGTGAAGACCCCGTTCTGGCAGGGCTTCAAGAAGGACCTCCAGGGGTCTGTGAAGCCTGCCATCACCGGGCTGGGTGTCGCGTTCGGCAATGTGATCAAGGGGATTGCGGGGATCATCGACGCGTTCCTGCCGCACATGGACGGGATCTCTTCCCGCCTGCAGGGCATCACGCAGCGGTTCGCTGCCTGGGGCACGGGACTGAAGGGGTCGCCGGAGTTCGAGCGGTTCCTGCAGTTCGCGGCGGACAAGGCGCCGATCCTCGGCGACACGCTCGGAAAGATCGCGCTCGCGTTCCTGAACATCGGCCAGGCCCTGTCGCCGATCTCCGGGCCATTGCTTCAGCTTCTGGGTGGTGCGGCGAACTTCATTGCGATCATCGCCAACCAGGCTCCCTGGTTCATCCTGTTGATCTACGGGATCATCCTGGCGACCAAGCTGTGGACGCTCGCCCAGCTCGCCTTTAACTTTGTGATGTCGGCGAACCCGCTGGTCCTGATTGGCCTGGCGATCCTCGCCCTGGTGGCCTTGGTCATCTACGCCTACAACCAGTTCTCCTGGTTCCGGGATGGCGTGCAGGCCGTGTGGGACGGCCTCAAGGCGGGCGGCAAGGCAGTCGTGGACTGGTTCTCGGGCCCGTTCGTCGATTTCTTCACCCAGACGATCCCGGACACGTTCCGGTCTGTCCTGGACTGGGTGAAGCTGAACTGGCCGTGGATCGCAGGCGCGTTGGGTGGCCCGGTCGGGCTGGGCGTCGTGTATGTCATCAAGCACTGGGATGACATGAAGGAGGGCCTGTCCGACGGCTGGGACTGGATCAAGCGGTGGGTGTTCTCCCCGATCGGGACGTTCTTCACGAAGACGATTCCCGGCTGGGGCAACACGTTGAAGAACGGGATCGTCGACTCGTTCGACGCGGCCCGGAAGGGCATCAAGACCGTCTGGGACAAGGTCAAGAAGATCGCCCGTGACCCGATCCAGTACGTCGTCGACATCGTGTACAACAACGGCCTGCGCCGTGTATGGAACCTTGTCACCGACGCGTTCGGCGGCAAGCACCTCGACCCGCTGAAGTTCGCTACGGGCGGCATCATGCCCGGCTACACCCCCGGCCGCGACGTCCATCTGGTCCCGTCCACGCGCGGCCCGGTTGCCCTGTCCGGCGGCGAGGCCATCATGCGCCCGGAGTGGACGCGTGCGGTCGGACCCGGATACGTGAACGCGATGAACGCGGCAGCCCGGAACGGCGGTGTTGGAGGCGTCCAAGCCCTGCTCGGCTTCAAGGGCGGCGGCATCTTCGACGGCATCGGCGA